GAGCGTTGCGCGAGAAAGCCAACGCTTAAAGTTGGACCAAGCAGCTTTTGCTGCTGTGGATCAGCTTGTGGCACGGAACGCAAACAGTGACTCCGTTTGCGACATCATATCTTTTGTCTGGATGATCTTTCCAGCAAAGGAGGTGGTGAGCATGGAGCTTTGAAGATCCGCTGATGCATAGTTTGTTCATGCACTTGTAGGAGTCTCTGGAAAACACAAACTTCCTCCACTGGACGTACTCTGTCCTGCCCATGTCTGCGTGCCTTTCAGTACCGTATGTTCCACCTTTCCAGTTTGGATTCTTTTCTCCACGCAATTCTGGCCTTGGTTTTCCAGACCTAGCCTTTGAAATGGATTTCCCGCGTTGTTCGCAATAGACACCGCTCAGCATTGCGGCACGAACCTTTTCGCTGTTTTGATACTTCCATTTTCCAGCACAGCTATTTCCGCAAAAATCATGTGATGCGTTCGGCATCTGTTTTCCACAGACTTTACATTTACAGCATTCAACACACCTAATTCTTGAGCCACATTTTGCTTCAAACTTTTGAAAACACCTGTCGCACGTTTTTATAAAAACCCTCTTGTCTATGATATATTTTAATTTTGCATCATTCTTGTACTTGAATTTTCCAGAACAACTGCAAGAGCAAAATTGTCTGTAAGATCCACATAAGGTTTTTCCGCATTCCTCGCATTTACGGCAGTTATCGCAGGCTTTGGCTGCGCCACTTTTCCCAACAAACTCATCTCCGCACTTCTTGCACTTGAGGTTGAACTGGCGCATTCGAAAACCGTAGCAAGAAGTATGGAAAAGTCAATTTCAACGCCTAGGGTATTTCCCCTTGGTGTACGGTTTCTTCACCGACTCCTTATCAACGACGAACTTCTCAGGCTCTGCGTACTTCCATGAGATAGTTCCAACACCGCGCTGGATGAAGATGGAGCCAGTCTTCTTGTCCTTATCATCTCTCATTCCAGCGCGGTCCGCTCGCTTCGCCATTCCAAGCATGAAGCGACGAGGGTTGTGGAAGCCAATCTCCTTCATCACAATCACCTCTCTGGCCCAGTTCGTCAGGTCAGACGAGCCAAAGCCTGAGTAGGCCAAATCTGCCACGCTCTCCGGCTTCTCATTCTGCCCCTTCGGCTTCGGGAAGTGATGCACCAGAATCAGCACCACGCCCGTCTCCATCATTATTGGCTGGAGCAGATGGCGCGTGAAATTCGAGCAGACCTCGATGTCTGACGGATTGCCGCCGATGTACGAAAGCAGCGGGTCGATGTAGACGATGTCCGACTTCGTCTTCCGCACCAACCTCCGCAGCATCGTCGCGAAGTCCGCACCCGTCCTCGTAGCCTCTCGGAAGAAAAGCATGCCAGCTTGGCGCAGACCCTCCTGCCATGCGTCAGGCCCGAATACGGACATCGCCGCCCCCTTCAAGCTGTCGTGCTGATCCGCGATGTCATTCTCTGCTTGGATGTACGCAATCTTCAGCGGTCTGACAGGTTGAACACCAAACCAAGCCGCGCCTCTGGCCCAGCACAGCCCCTGATAGAACGCCATCGAACTCTTGCCGCATCCACTTTGTCCCACAAAGAGCATCGATGAACCGCGACGAATCCACCTGTCGCCAATCAGATTGTCAGGATCATTCTCAGGATCGTAGCTGATGATGCTCTCAAGCGTGAATTCTTGAGGCATGTCCTGAGACTCAAGGTAATCGGTGAATGCCTCCCAATTCACCGAACCTACATTGATGGCCAAGAGCTTCTGCTCATTGCCATCGCGCATCACACCGGCAAGACGACTGAACCTGCTCGCGTTCTTGTTCTTCGGGTCGATGCCCATCGCCTCCAGATGGCGATAAACAACATCTCTTCGCTCTGACCACTCCTCTTTGTTGGCCGCATCAACCCTGACCCAGCCGTGAAGACTCTTTCCGCCCGAATCGATGACGACCGACATCGGCAGCTTGGACTCCTTCAGGATCGTCCATTGCTCGTCCTTCGTCTTCTCATCCATCTCGACCAGCACATGGCGGAATGCCGCCACGCCATGATCGGAGCCGCTTTCATCCAAACACGGATTGACCCTGACATAAGCTCCACGGCTATCAGGACCGTTCCACATGGAACTTATTGGTGGCGTGAAATGTTTCTCAATCCATTCGTCGCGCTTCAGGAATGTACCCTTGGAAGCTGGCCGACATCTGCCGTCCTCGTCGCTGATGATGTCGTTGCAGATGCAGACAATCTCGTCCTTCTCGAAGCAGGCTTTAAGGAAGTCGATGGTTGAAAATCTGGATTCCGATTGCGGAATTGCTTGGATCTTCTGAACGATAAACTTGCCGGTTGTGGATACTGGCGTCCCGCTTTGGGCGGATAGAAGCCAGCCCTTCGGCTTGTCGTGCGGCACCTTCAACGCCTCGTTGATCTTGTGGGCCAGTTCATGCGGCTTCCACGGCGGGAGGCAGGTCATGTTCCATTCCGACAGAAGCGTCTCCGCTTCGGAACGGGACAATTCAAAGCCGTGAACCAAAGCGGTTGCGACGGCGAATGTTGAGCCATGACCGTTCTGTCCGGTGACGGCTCCGGGCGTGTTTCGGAGCCATGCCCTCGCACGGTCCATCTTCGATTGATTCATTGGATACCAAGTTGTTTACGCGCTAGTTCTCCGCTGCGTCCAAGGTCAGTTGACGCAATTTCTTTGAGAACTGAATTTGATTGTTCGAGCTTTCTGAAAAGGACAGCCAGTTCCTTCGGCGTCATCAGGTACTTGCTCCAATGACGGATCGGAATGGAGCGGTCCTGAAACTTCTGAAAGAGCTGCTCTTGCGCCGTGATGTATGTCTCAGGATGTAGCATCCGTCATCGGGACAAACTTCGCCTTGAACTCCGCTTTGGTGCGAACATAGACCTTGGAGCGGCCTTCACGAACGTAGGCCACACCAGACCATTTGGTTTCCCCGATGCGTATCTCTACGTCGTCGGAGATGAGTTCAACCTCCACCGATTTGTTTCCTGAGTTCCTGAATTTCATCGTCGTCACCCTTCTTGTCGATATGCCCATAACCGGAAGCATGCCACGGAAGATCCGTCCGCTTTGGCTTCTTTGGTCTGCTCATCCATCCACGCGCTATGGCGTATTCGACGAGGGCGGGAGCCTCCTTCAGGAGCTTCGAATTGTCATTCATTGAGTGAAGAAACTTTGCGCCGAGATTTCGAACGCTTCATTCCGAGTTCTCCGCCGTCGTCCGTGGAGAATCCACGGCGGATCAACCACTCCTTGTACTTCCGGTCGATGTACTCGAAATCGATTCGAGGCGTTGATTCATCAGCTTCCGAGACTCTAACGATTGGCTGCTTGTTGTTCATTTGTAGTTCTTGGTTATGTTTTTGTAGTTTCTCTTTGCTTGAGTGCAGTTCCAGCAGAGGTCTTCTCCGCATCCGCATCCGAGCCGGAGGAAGAGTTCCTTGGCCAACTCCCTGTACTCATCGATGGCGTCGCGAAGAGCATCAACATCCGTCTCATCGGACAGCGGTTTTGGTTCTTCGCTGCTCATAGGACGAACATCAGGAAATAGCATGCGGTGATAATCATGCCCATGCAAAAGGCTGCGATTAACAAGTGCTTGAGTTCCTCCGGCGACGGAGGGCGTTGCATTCGGTGAATCATCTTCCCCCTCCCATCGCGTAGTGCAGGATCAGCAAGGCGTCAGCGTTCTTGAGCGTTACGTCCAGATGCGGATAAAGTTCCTGAGCTTTGGCTTTCAGCTTGCGCTTCCACTCGTTGTAATTGGCGCACGATGATTTCCCGCCAAGCCCCAGAGAAGCCTGCCACACTTTTGGAGCTACTCTGTGAAGAGCGTATCCGTATGCATAGGCAGCAGATTCAATCCGGCCAAGGTTTCGATGTAGTGTCGCCATCGACGAGCTTTTCGTCTTGGGAGACACAAACAGCGGAAGCTCCTCAACCCACAGTTCTGCGTTGGCCACCTTCAGTTGATTGATGGTGGCGCAGATGTCCGGCAACGACTCTGGCATGGACAAGAGGACGATGCCGTCCGGCGTGTTGACCGCGAATCCGCCGCTGACACCGGGGTCAACGGCAACGATAGGTTTGCTGCTATTCTTCAATGTTTTAGTTCTTTCTTAGTAGCAGAGGACTGAAACGTGTTCCGCCGCAATCCTGACTGCTGATTTTGTTGCCCCGTCTTCGGTCCACTTCTCGACCTTTACCCGACCTTTGACGCGGACCAACGCGCCATTCTGAATATCGAGAATCTTCTCTGCCACATTGCCCCATGAGGACAGTTCGAACTCATCGTAGTCTTCATGGAATCGGCCATCTGTATCCGTCCAATGGCGAGCGATTGAGATGACTCGCCGGACCATCAATGCGCCGGTTTTTGTCTCAGTCTTCCTAGCGATGGCTCGAAGTTCTCCGATGAGAAGAACAACGTTCTCCGTGGGTGATGCCGATGAAACTGCTTCTATTGAATTCATTGAATGAAAACGCAACCAAGTTCGCGGTAGCACTTCTGACGTTTGCGCGCGTGAAACGCTCCGATGGGATGGAACTTGTCTGAAAAGTCCACGATTGTCGCGCAGTTCTTCGTATCTGTTTTACGCAATGCGCGGCTCGCCCGCTGAATGGTTTTCTGTGACGACCGGCCACCGCTCACCATGATGAGCAGCTCGACGTTCGGCAGGTCCAATCCCTCGTCGGCCAATGAGGTGGCAATCATGGTTCGCAGGTTGCCATCCTTGAACTCTTCCATGTAAGCGCGCCGATCCTTCTTGCCGATCTTGGAGTGAACGAGACGAGCGTTTGGAATGCTTGCCTCATACTCCTCACCCAGCGCGATGCGCGGAATCAGGATGAGCGTCTGCATATCCAGATGCTCAATAGCGTAGTCGATGGCGTACTGGTTCCGCTCGTTGTTCTGGCAGATGCCGATGTCCACCAGCGATTCCCAAGCGCACATGCGCTGCAATTCTTCGTCACTTATTCGCATGTACCTGCGTCGCGCATCGAACAGACGCTTGATGTTGTCATCGATCTTCTGGTGCAGGCCAAGGTCCGTGGCATCGCTTATTTCAAGGTATGCGTCGGCCAATGAATCCCCGATGTCGCTGCGCTTGATTTCGTAGGTGCGGTTGTGGAAGAGCGTTCGCGTCACCGCATTTCGCTCATCGTCATCGGACCAAGGAGTCGCGTCGAATCCGTAGCGAAACCCTTTGCATGACTCGATGATTCGACGCCATCCGACAGCAGGGCTGTGCTTCGCTTCATCAACAATCAGCACATCCTTCTGACTGAAGTCTACGGATTCGTGAGGACAGCGGACTTCGACAATCTCGTCAGGTACGCCAGCAACCTTGAGCGATGTGCGCGCTTGCTGGCATGTCTCGCGGGTTGGGGCAATCCAACCGAACCTTCCGATGGTCTGACGTTCGTGAAGGTACTTGATGATGCTCGCGGCAATCCATGTCTTGCCGCTGCCAGCGGGTGCGATGATAAGGCCATCGCTCGTCTTGGCCCATTCGACCGCTTTCTTTTGGTAGTCTCTCAGATTCATAGTTTTAGGAAATTTGCCCCTCCCGCCATCCCAAGCGTTTTGACGAGAGGGGATTGTTCCTCCCACACGGAAGGAATCGCCATCGGCGCGCGTCAGTCCCGTTTTTCCGATTGTTGCTGCATCAATCGGTCGAGGTGACGAGTAATCGCTTCTTTGGCGAAGAAACCCATTTTCATCCCGCAGGTGTCGCAGTATTCGCGAACACGCTGGTGAAGTTCCTTGTCGATGCTGATAACCCTGTCGTTGCGTTTCTTTGGTTCGTTCATTTCGTTATCTCCTTGATCTGCTTGTTCCGTTCTTTCTGCGTGTTGTTGAGCAAACATTCGATCCACCGGAATGAGTCGAGCGTTGCGAGGTGTTCCCAGTCGGTGTTGTTTTCGTGGGTTTTTGCCTCCAGCAATCCAACGACTTTGGTGCCGTCGGTCTTGCTACGGTAGACGAACGCAACGCGGTTAAACTGCTCGTCGCTCATGTACGGGAGTTGCTCGCGGCTCACAACTTTTCCTCCCTCACCTTTATCCATTTGTTGACCGCATCACCGAACCCACCGAAATAGCCGAATGCTTTGAGTGCATCCCCCGCCTCCTCCAGTCTCCTGATCCGATCAACCAGATTGAGTGTGTGTATGTTCAGCTTCCTGAACGACTCATTCGCGGCGTTGAGTTCGCGTTCTAACTGGCACGCGAAGTTCGCGTCGATGGTGATGAGGTCATCGGACCAGCATTTCTGCCGGTTCACCTCAGCTTCCGTCCTCGGCGTATCGCTCACGGCTTGGCCTCCTTCCATTTGAACTGCGCCATTCCGCTCGAGTCGTTGGTGTAGTACGCGACTCCAGCGAGTATGGCTT